TAAAAGTATCTAATGAAGTCATTTTGTATTTCCACCTTTTTGTAATTTTTGTAATATAAGGTCAACTTGCTCGGTGGTTAATACCGTAGAGATATCTTTTGCTTTTTGAACACTGCAACCATAATATTCGGCGAGTTGCATGACAATTTCATCTTTACTAGATTTAGCCCACTTCGAGAATCTTTTGTTCTTACGAATACTATTTAGGAGATATTCATACTGGAGCAGATTATCTAGGTCAGGATACATATTCGTGTCATTTGCATACATGATAGTATCAGGGAAGTAGGAAAGACCTCGATTGGTTAGGAATGCATTATACTGCTTTTCAGCTAGTTCTGGGTTCTCGGTGTCACGAATCAGGTTCTTCTTAGTATAGGTGATGCTGTTGGTGTAATCAAATGGATTTGACATGTTACACCCAATCAGCTTCGACCATAACTTCAGTTAGGAACGCGACCGTATTGATTTCTTGGTCGGCAACGAACGCTGACTGATACTGATAGCGACCTAGCAACAGAACCAGTTGCGGGATGCTGTTTGGCTTCATATAGGTGGAAGCCATGTCATAGAACTTACGGAAGAATGCAGTTGGCTCGGTGTCTAGGTTTTCGGAAACCCACTTGCGCATATCATTGAACCGCTTGTTCTTCAGCAAGTCAACAAGACCCTTGAAGTTTTCTTCGCCGAGATTGGCGAGTATACCGCTGTCGATTTTACCTGTAACACTATAACGCTGAAGTTCGTTTAGAACTCGACGCCAGTCTGGAAAGTGCTTGGTTACGACTTCGGCAACAACAGCCTTGTCAAATTCGATTTCTTCTTGCTCTAGGATGCCACAAGCACGCTTATGGAACTGAGCTGCCAGTTTCGGCTTCTGGCTGGAAGGAATCTTGAATTCAATTACTGAACAACGTGAATGTAGCGGTTCAATGATACGATTCTTGAAGTTACAGGTCAGAATGAATCCGCAGTTCTTAGAGAACTCTTCCATGAAGTTGCGAAGAGCTGGCTGAGTTGACTGCGCATTTAGATAGTCTGCCTCATCGAGGATAACCATCTTGCGAGTACCTGTAAACGAAATAGTAGAAGCGAAGTTCTTAATCTCGGTACGCAGAGTATCGATACCACCGTTCATAGAACCGTTGATTTCGATATAGTCAAGTCCGAGTTCTTCACACATCGCACGAGCGACGGTGGTTTTACCAGTTCCTTGCGAACCAGTCAGTAACAGGTTAGGGATGCTACCCTGTTTTACAAATTCTGAGAAAGTCGACTTCAGACTTTCTGGCAGAATGCAATCTTCAATCTTGTGCGGGCGATACTTCTCTACCCATAGAAAGTCGTCTTTCATCATAATATAATTCCTTCATCATATAATCCTCTTGTATGGTTTTTCGTGAATCCATACAGTGGCAATCCATTTAATTGCTCCATTAGTTGGTGGTTCGCCAACGTGGAGTGTTTTCATATTTGTTTCTTCGTCTTTGTAATCATATCTAAAGTATGATGCTCTGCCACAAACAGGCTTTACTGAATAGTTTAATTTCGGAAAGGAAGTTAAACCGCCAGATAAAACATCATTTAAGTAAATGATTACAGTCGCAACTCGAATGTTGGTGGATAGAGTGTTGAAGTCTACATGTTTCTTGTATTCTTCACCCGATTCATATTTAATGATAGAGATCGGTTCGCAATACTCTAAACCAACATTTGCTACTTTGGTAACAGCTTCAAGTAAGGACACAGTAGCATGGCTATGCGTATGCGATAGCCATGTACTCTTGCTTGTACGATATCCAGATTCACCGCCCGATATCTTAGAAGGCTCCAACAATGGAGTTGCTTCATTTATGATATCTTGACAAACTTCCTTAGTCAGGAAATTGTCAACTACTTTGATGAGTGGGCGATCGTTTAGAATCATTGACCGTATTTTGAGCTGCTTTCTGTTGCGATGAAGTATTCAAGTCCAGCCTTTTCGTTGGCGAACTTACCCATACCCTTCGACGAGATGGATACTTTATAGTCACCGCTGATTAGTTTTAAGTTCTCAGACTTGAATACCATGCGGAACTTTGCTTCGTTGGTAACAGCAACGTCAACGTGATATTCGTTAGAAGTATCGTTCTTGACGTTGGTAGCAACCAGCTTTGTCTGACTCGAACCATCAGAAACAACAGCGATTTCTGGAGCCTGAAGGACGCTCGCAGCTTTCAACACTTCGCTGATGTTAGAGGCAGACGCATCAAACACAACTTCTTCGGTAGGAAGTTGTAGCTTCTTCTCAGGAGCAGCAAGAATCATGCTTGGCTCAGCGAACCAATACTTGATGCTACGCTTACCGCTAGAGATGGTGACGAACTTGTCAGTAAAGTCAAAGTCAGGATCTTCGAACAAGCTGACAGCACCGAGGAACTGACCGAGGTCATAGATCGCGAAGCTGGTCGGGAAGTTTTCAGAAACGACAGCAGAAGCTAGAATGTTCTTCTGCGGTGAGATAGTCGACAGGGTTGAACCTGCACGGACTAGGATGTTTCCATTGATAGAAGAGAAGTTCTTCAGAATGGAAAGGGTTTGGCTTGAGATCTTCATAATATTATCCTTGTTTGGTCAATTGTTCGTAGACTTCTACGAACGTCTCATTTGTTGCTACTTCATCATTGAAGTTTTGTTTATGATAGGTCTTGGCAATTTTGCGCAAGACCTTCTTATCAATGTTAAAGTTTTTACTTGCTTCGTTGATGGATTCGTTGATGGCAGATCGCTCTGCCTCAACCATAGTCATCATATTGGAAACGTCATCAAGAACTTTCTTGAGTTTTACACGGTCAGCTTCAATCATTATATTATACTCTAAAGTTGTTTGTTAGTAAAATTACTTCTTCTTCTTTTGGTTCTTCAACAGACCAGTGTCGGCTGTTGCGGAAGCACCAATAGAAGCAAGAGCAGACAGCGAACCACCAAAGGTGTAAGTACCAGTGTGTTGTAGTTCCATCCACGGACATAGCCAAATTGTTCCGCCCATCTTGATTACATTCTGACAGAACATGTAGTCTTCCGACAGATAACGCTTCGTCGCAGGATCGATGATGCAGTCGAAGTAAGCATGGATTTCACGAGTACCATCAAACGCAGCAGTGCGAACATGGTCTGGCTTGTAGCTGTATTGCGGATAAGCAGCTTTGTATTCGTCGAACACTTTGCGCTTAATCATCATGAAGCCAGTTCCGATCTCAAGAACCTTAGCTGGTTCGTTCAGTTTGATTTCAGTTTGACCAGCATCGACGATTGGATTGAACACGAAGTCGCCAACGTATTTTTCAAGTTCGTTAGGATTCTCATCGCCTACACCTTTGTTGACAGCTTGTACGATCTTTTCCCAAGAGATGCATTTCTTAGGATATGGACCACCGATGATATCGTACGGAGATTCATCATCTTGTAGCGCAAGCAACGAAAGAACGTCATTCGGATTGAATCCGATATCCGAGTCGATAAACATCATGTGAGTCGAGTCAGAACGCAAGAACTCATCAACGCAGTAGTTGCGAGCGCGAGTAATCAGCGATTCATTAAACAGGTAATAAACTCGCATTTCAATACCATACTTGACGCACATAGCAGTCAAGTCAGCAATAGAACGGCAGTATGTACCATGACATTGACCGCCATACATTGGCGTAGCAACAAACAGCTTGCGCTTACGCAGTTCTTCAATTTCAACTTTGATTTCCATTATACAATGATTCCTTGTTTTGGTGTGATGATTTTACCAGTCAATTCTTTGTAGTGATTGACTAGTGGTTCTTGTGGGTCAAGAATGCATAGGATGGAAGATTTCTCAAGATATACTTTTTCAGTGATAGCATACGGCGAGAACTTCATCAAGACCAACCCTTTATCTGGGTGCATGGCAAGCGAATATGGATTATGTGCTACTTGAACATCAGTCATCTCAAGTTCGCAAATAATATCTTCGCCTGTAATTAGTTTTACTAGTTTGACTTCCATCACGGCACCGACGATACGATGCTCTTGCGTGGCTTGGTGACCTTAGCAGTAGCATTTTCAAAATCATCAACCAACGATTCAACTGGAGTGACAATAAACATAATATGTTTCTTATCGATGGTAACAAACTTAGCAGCAGATGTGTACTGCATGTAAGGGATGAACACTAAGCGACCATCATTTACAGCAACCAACATAGCATTGGTCAACTCTACAGAGTCGCCCTTATCTTCCAGCTCAGAAATGATTTCTTCGCCAGTAGTCAATTTAATAACTTCTACACTCATTTTAATATCCTCTTCAATTTTGCCAGTTTCTTCTGGCGTTTCAGTGCGATTTCTTTCTGGACGAAAGAAGCTCGGTCAATATACTTAGTTCCATTCATATGGTCTAATTCGTGGAGAAAGCAACGAGCAGCCATGCCAGTAAACTTTCTTGTCATGATTTCGCCACTCGGTTCAGCATAACGAACTTTGATATGACGCGCTCGTTTAATTTTGATACCAAGTCCAGGGAAAGACAAACACCCTTCTTCCAACATAATTTCTTCGCTAGATTCGTCAATCAATTTAGGATTGAAACAAACAAGAGCAGGAACAGCTTCCATCGCAAATGCTCTGTAAGGTAAACCGATCTGATTAGCAGAAAGACCGATACCGCCATGGTGGCGCATAGATTCAACTAGATCGTATGCTAATTGAATCGGGTCGATGGCTGGATTATCAAAATCAAATCTAGGCATCTCCTGTGAAAGGATAGGGTCAGTATCCTTCACTAGAGCATGCACAACACCTTTATAACTTGTTACATCTTTCATGAAAAGAATGCCTCGAGAGAAGTTGGTTTAGTTTCAAGTGCTTCCGGATGATATCTAGCAAGCATATCTTTACCATCTTTGTCTGGCATTCCTTCGATAAACTTATACCACTCTTTGCTTTCCCACATGTTAGGTGATACACCGTTCCATAATGGACGCCATTCAGGATGGTCTTGGTTCAGACGACGTGCTTCTACGAAGTCACGACGCAGAGTTTCATATTCCCATGAACCAAGTTCTTTCATGTTCTCACGGAAGTAACAGACGATAGACATGCGCTCGACGCAGTCCATACAGCAGTCATCTGATGGTGGTAGGATTTCCGTATTGCCATGAATCGCTGCATGGTTAGCAACAAGCAACACATCTCCTGGGCGGATATTGATTGCTACTCGGAACTCTGGCAATACCAAGTAGCCACCGCGATAATCTTTACCGTTGGTAACGACACCAAGGTTAGAGTATCCTTCAGCAAGGTCGCCAGCATCTCGATGTGCGGCAGTACGGAAATTCTTGTTAATAGTAATCGTGGTAAAGACAGTATCTTCAGCAACACGGAAACGCTTATCTAGCGCATCAGAATGTTGCTTCTGAATGCCATAGCGTTGTGGTAGTAAATCTTTGAAGAACTTATCTAGCTTACGGAAGTATGGGAACGCTTTCTCAAACAGTTCTGGGTTCTTCCAGTTGTAAGCGCACATGCGACCATAAGGGATGCGCGGATAACGGTCAAAGAAACCAGCGATACCTGAGTTGACGACAGTGGCATAAGTCGTACCAGAAATACAATCAGCCATTTCTTTGGCTTGTTTGGTCTGTTCTTGTTTAGATAGCTTGACAGCCTTAGCCAACCAAGTGTCAAAGAAACCTTCGTATTCTTCATTCGGTTCTAGGCGAGCAGTAATCTTGTTGCGTAGCCAGACCAGACCGCGAGTTGACTCAGCTTTATAACTGGCTTTCTCAGCAATCAACGTCTGTACTGGGTCAGAACCATCAAGTGTGGTATGCGGATTCATCATAGCATCAAGCACAGCCATCTGCCAATCAGTCACCCAATCACGACCACCGCACTGCTCGGTCTTTGGTCCAGCTGCAAGTCCACGATTCTGGCTTTCAGTTGCACCTTTGATGAGTCCTTCGTATGCACCGAGTTGTTCTTCAGCAGTGTAAACTCCCTTGCGAAACTTGAATGCAATGTTGTGTTCGCCGTTGCCTTCTAGCAAAGAATTGTTTGGCATATAGAAATCGCAGTCTTCTTCGATAAGAAGATCGTAGTGCGATTCGTCTAGGAAAGTTCCTAGCAAATGTTCACAGTTAAGCCATTTGTCAGCTGTGATTACTCTTACTTCTTTAGTCATTTGTTTTCTCCTCGGCATTTAGTAGTCGTTCATATTCTTTATAGAATAGACGCATATTAGTTGGATTGTCTTTGTGTAGCGGTATCATAGTTAGGAACAAAGAAGCTGTCAGTTTTCTCAACAATTCAGTTTCTTCGCCAAACACATCTCTAAACGCTTTTATGATTTGCTCATGTCCCTTATCATAATACACCGCTTCGCCATCGGAAGTAATTGAATACAATTGTGAATCAATGTAGTCATACTTGCCAACTACCGAATGCATTAGTTTAGCCATATCGTAGAACCAGTGACCTGAGAACTCACCACGCGGATCTACTAATTTAAGTTGTTTCGTGTTAAAGTCGTAGAACATATTTGCGAAATGTAAGTCGCCGTGATACATTGTACGAGAATCACCAAATCTAGCAGATAATTCAGATTGCAGGTTCTCAAGGAAAGCATAATCTCTGACATATTTATCTTTTATCTCTGGCAAAAATAAGTTTGCTGCACGAAGTCTTTCAACATTCTTCAAAAAGTTAGAACCCCAATAGCTGGAACTCTCTCTAGAAATCGAAGTCTCGCATAGCTTTATGAATCTATTTATGGAATTGAATATTTCTACCCAAGTTTCGTAGCTCTTATCCAAGAACAAAGCAATGTCACGTAGACTCGGAGCATAGATGTAGTCCATGGTGTACATTGATTTCTCAACATCAATACTATTGACGCGAGGATAGTACACAGAATATTTCTGTGGTAGATTCTGAATGAAACTAGCTTCTGCCATCAACTTAGCAGTATCAGTGGAACGCTTTGTAACAATTTTAGTATTGTTTCCAATATCATTAACTGTTATGTTATTAAACACGCGCTCTTTTCTAATAGAGCGATTCGCGATATATTCTGACAGTGTCCCAAAGTCTAGCAGTTCGCCATTCCAAATAGGTGCTTGGAACGAACAGCCATAACGATATTGCATTCTTTCGAACACATGAGAAAACTGAGTTTCTCCGCTGTGTTGTAAATCTTCGAACGCTTTGATATAATCTTTAACATTCTTGAGCGAGTACACGCCACAAGCTGCAGTGTTGGTCGGTGGTCGATCTTGCGGTTTGTCAAAGAACTTGATTGAGTTCGAGTCAACCGTTTTAACCATACACCATCTCGCCCAATCAGTAACGATAGAAGTATAGACTTTGTTAGCATCATGGTCTAGGGAATCTGGTAGAACAGGAATGGCATCGCTAAGGAATACGATAGCGGTATCTAGGTCATGTAAGCCAGCATACAACGAAGTAGCTGGACCCTGCACCAAAGAAAGATCGACCTTGAAGAATTTAATTTCCTTGTCAATCTTACCATTTAATTCCAGCGCATAACGAATCGCATCTTCTTGTTCTTGATTAGATGTGATAATACGCACCTCTTTTCCGAGATGCATAGTTCTCTCGACGATATGTCGAATAATTGGTTTTTCTTGATATGGCAAGCAACACTTAGGATACTGCTTTCCCAATTCATTGAATCGAGAACCTGCACCTGCTGCTGGGATTACCACTGCATCAACAAAAGTCATTTACATTCACCGCTTTGTCATCAATATAAAAATCGCCGTATGGCTTTCCAAAAATCAATTCATCATAAGGTACAGCGTATTCTGTAAGCCATTGACGAGTTATACTACCAACATCATTCTCAATTGCTTCGAGATTACCTTTGTGAGTCAACATTCTACGTGCACTATGAATAATGATAGTATGTCCTTCCGATTTAAGCCAGCGAAGCTTCTCAATGACCTTGTCATTTGGTTTTGCTAGGCTGTACTTACTATATGTATCCGTCTTAGAATGGTCGGGATAACAGATAGTGTCATCAAGATCTACAACATATATCACGAGAAGAAGTCCTCTAGCGAAGCGACTTCACCCTGCAATCCACGCTTGTAAGCTTCCTGCCAAGAAATCTTAACTTCCCAACGGAACTCGTCTTCATCATTCAGACCAGCTTTCCAAGATGGATTTTCTTTCTTAACTAATTCTACCAGTCCAGGAAATTCCTTGACTAGCGAAAGAATACATTTCTTTTGTAGTTCGTTAGTACGGACAGTAGAGTTTCCACCCTTACGACCATGCGGATGATTGAACGCATACTTGTAAATAATAGCGTTCTTGTTTCCAGTGGTAAGGAGTTTTAGAATCAGATAGAAATCTTCGTAGAGTTTAATCTCTTTGTCTTTCTGGTACATACCATCAAATCGAATACCTTGCTCAAATAAATGAGCGACATTCAAACCATAACAGCTGTACGAGCGACCGATTTCTTTTACATCTTCTAGCACTCGATTGTTTCCGCCTTGGTCGGAGATACCAACCATCGGATACGTGTCAAGATTAGCGTCAACCATTTTGAACATATCATACCAGTCTTGGACTTCCATATTGACTAGCTTCATGTTTTCATCGCGCTTCTTGAACGTGCAAGAATCGTCAATAATCATTACCTTAGTCGCACCAGTACCGTGGAACTTTTCGATGACCTTCTGGCGGACATCGGCGATACCGTCAGTCTGACCCAAATCAACTACCTTAGCAGTTGGGTTGTTTTGTTTAAGAAGTTCAGCACGACCTGAATGTGTGACAAGAACCACCCGACTTTGAATTTCGGGTGGCATAGCATTATAACATTTCTGATTGTCTTCGCGCATGAATGTGGGAATTACTACAATCATTTGTATCTCCATAATATATGGTACTATTATACCCTAATTTGGGTATTTTGTAAAATAACCTTAAAAATCAACGACTTACGCGATTGATAGTCGGTTTCTCAGTTCTGAAGTGCTTAGTTTATGGCTTCGGCGATTATAGTAGATATCGATATTATTATCAATACAGAACTGCTTGCCAGTGAAATCTTTTCCGATATAGTCAGAACCGATAATACGAACATCAATCGGCAGGATAGCTAACAAATCCATCAAGTCAGCTTCGGTGGCATAAACATAGATTTCGTCTACGAACTTGCATGCACGAAGTTGAATGAATCTTTCGGTGATAGTTTGTATTGGTTTGTTCTTTTCAGGACGATCGATAGTCGGATCAGTTTGAAGACCAGCAATCAACCAATCACAGTTCTCTTTTGCTTCTTCTAACATAGCAACATGACCTGCGTGTAATAGATCGAACGCTGATGCAGTGAATCCCACTTTCATAATTATACCATCCTACTAAAGTTGCCTTGTTTCTCAAACTTAATGATGCTATGGAACTTGTCGTATAGAGCATCGCCTTTATGCGAGATAATGAATGTGTTGTTATCCGCAGTGAGATTATTTAGAATCTTCAAGAACTCGTCTGTACCAACACCGTCGAGCGAACTATCAAATACCTCGTCCATAATCAACAGATTGGTGGTTGCTGAGTTTCTCATCTTAGCGATAGCACGCCAAGTGAACAATACAGCCAGATTGATTCGCATCTTCTCGCCCTCGGAGAACGAGTTGTATGAGAACTCATCGCGGAAACGAGATTTAATCTTTTCATTAAACTGCTCGTCCAACTCAAAGTGAACGAAGAAGTCCATCGCAGCCAGATACTTGTTAATCAGTTTATTCATGATAGGAATATACTGGCGGATAATCTTGGTCTTGATACCACCGTCTTTGAGTAGAGCAGAAGCAGCAGACAGAACAGCGTTTCGTTTTGATAGCATCTCACGTTTAGATTCGATTTCTGCTAGTTCTTCTTTCAACGCAAGCAACGTAGCAGTCGACTCGGTTGTATCTTGTTCTACGGACAAAGAAGCATTTTCAGTTTCTAGTGCTTTGTAGTTTCGTTTCTCAGATTCAATTTGAGCTGTCACTACTTTGATTTGTTCGTTTGCTTTAATCATCGCCTGACGAGTTTGTTTGATATTATCAAGACGAGCAGTCACTTGAGTCTGGTCGCCGTCGATAATTTCTAGTTCTCCTTTGATAGAAACTAGAGTAGCATTCTTGTTACTTACCGCTGACTCCTTAAAGTCATGCGCGATACCCTGCTTACATGTAGGGCAGTTTTCGTTGTCGTGGAAGAATTTGATTTCTTTCTCAAGCAAGAACATACGATCCCATAGACGAACGCGATTATCTGAAAGCTCGTTGGCTTTCTGTAACACTTCAGCTTCGTCGCTAACACCAAGTTCGAGAGCAACATACTCGTTTTGATAGTCTTTGATTGACTCGCGCAGTTCGACGATAGTCTTTGCGATTTCTTTAATCTTTGCATTGTTAGCTTCAATGCGCGTGTCTTTATCTTTACGAACGCTCGCAAGATACTTCTGTTCCATTGCAATCTTTTCAGAACATAGGTCAGCAGCATACTTGGTATCTGCCACTTCTACTTTATTAGAAGCAACCTTTTCTTTTAGAATATTGTTCATAGAAGTAAAGATCTGAATGTCAAGTAGATCTTCAATTACTTCGCGACGTTGGTGCGCTGGCAGCTGCATGAATGGCACATACGTTGATGAACCAAGAACAACTACCTGAGAGAACGAACGATGGTTCAGTTTCAAAATAGTCTTTTCTAGGAACTCTTGGTAATCACGATTAGCTGAATCCTGATTAAACATCGCGCCATTCTTGTAGATCTCAAACAGATTAGGTTTGATACCACGAACAACTTTATATTCATCGCGACCAACCGTAAACTCAATTTCTACAACAGCGTCTTTATTATTGATGCTGTTAATCAACTGCGGTTTGTTAATCTTACGGAATGGCTTATTATACAACGCAAACGAGATAGCGTCAAGGATGGTAGATTTACCTGCACCATTCTGACCGACAATCAACGTGGACTTGGATTTATCCAACTTGACTTCGGTAAACACGTTGCCAGTTGACAGGAAGTTCTTCCAGCGAACTACTTTGAAGTTTATCATGCTTCACGCTCCGCGCTGAGTGCTTCTTGATATAATTCAGTTAGTAGATTGTTAAGGTCTTTAGCCATAGTTTGTTCAGTTTCAGGTAGATACTGGGCGACGAACTTACGCATGATAGTCAGCGTGTCTTCTGCTTCGTCGACGATGTCAGCGTCATCTTCTAGGTCGAGGTTGAGATGGTCTTCTACGATTTGTAGATCAAGAACACCAGTCTTTTCAATCTTGTCAACGACGATATCAAACCAGTAAGGATTAGTCTTGTTGCGAACAATCAGCTTTACAAACGAATTACTAAAGTCACTGAAGTCTTGTTCGATGACTTCTTCCATAGTTTTATTCACGTCGTCATACAGGACTTTGTGAAACATAGGAAATGGATTTTGTATGAACGTCAGCTCACGCGACTCTGTGTCAAATATATGAAAGCCACGCGGATCGTTATAATCCGACCAAGTCATTTCGTATGGTGCACCAAGATAGTTGATATTACCTTTAGTGGATTTGTGATGGAAGTGACCTGACATTACAACGTCAAACTTATCAAATAGTTTCGAGTCGAAGCCATGGTCGTTTCCAACTACACCCTTATACATTTCAAAGCCAGCCAACTCTAGGTGACCGATTAGGACTTGTGCGGGAGTGTCATTAATAAAGTCCATAGATGACTGATAATTACCAGAGCAAATCCATGGTAGGAACGCTACGTCAAGTCCATCAAAGTTAAGCGTCTTGGCTTCAGACACGACGTGCATATTATCGTAGTCAGCGAACAGCAACTCCATCGTATTGACTTCGTTAGTGTTCTTATAATATGCAGTATGATTACCCACGATAGTATAAAGCTGAACGTTGCGTGTACGCAGTTCGTCGA